GATCGCAAACGACCTCGTTTCCGTTCAGCCCATGAGTCTTCCTTCCGGACTTATTTTCTTCCTGGATTTCGTGTTCTCACCAAATCTTGGAGAAAGTGGAACTATGACTGATCGTCTGGGTAACCTCCAGAACGCATCAATCTATGGTACCAACCGAGTTGGTTCTCAGATCACAGGTGGTGTCGAGCTTCTCGACACGGCAAGCGCTGACCTTTCTGGTCCGCGTACTGTGGGCGCCCGCGGTTATGCATATGCATCTGCCACGGGTTCTGTGAGCGTACTCACTGGCTCGTCAGCTATTAAAGCACAATTCAACCTGGGTGGTGCTGATGATAACCTTACCGGTTCCGGCCGACAGAAGATGATTCTGTGGGATCCGGATCTTGTTAACCTCTCTGGAAGTGGTTACAAGTGTATTGTCCTCGATGTTAACAAGAGTGTTTTCTCGGCTGCCCGAGCAGACTTTGATAACATGGGTGCATTTGAGATTGCTCAAGTGAACCGCGATGACATTCTTTCGGGTTCTACCGATGGCGCCCTTGGTGTCTATGGTAGTGCCATGACCGGTTCTGGATTTATCCGTCGTCTTACCCGCGTGGTATCGGCGACCGATTCCGCAACGGGTGCAGAAGCCGTGCGCTTTACGTTCACGCTTCTGTCCAATAGTGTTGGAGTTGGTCCTATTGTCCTTCGGGATGGTCTGGGCCTCAATCCCAGCGCTGGTGGCGCGCCGATGAGTATGAGTGTTCCTTACATCGATAATATCGGTGCAGGTAGCTCTGTTGGTTCGGTTATTGGTGGGGCGAATTGGCCCTTAGAGAACACGCAGTTCATCCCCGAGATTGACATCAAAGTCGATTCCGTGGCTGTCACTGCCATGACCAAGAAGCTTAAGGCTAAGTGGACCCCTGAGTTAGGACAAGATCTTAACGCATACCACAACCTTGATGCTGAGGTTGAGTTGACCAGCATTCTCTCTGAGCAAATCGCTCTTGAGATTGACCGCGAGATCCTTGGTGACCTCGTTGGTGGTGCAACTGCCGGTACTTATTACTGGTCACGTTCACCCGGTCTGTTCGTCGACCGCACTACTGGTGCTGAAGTCGGTGCGTCTGCAAAGGCTCCTGACTTCACGGGTACCGTGAGTGAGTGGTACGAGACTCTCATTGAGACCATCAATGATGTCTCTGCACAGATCCATCGCAAGACTCTGCGGGGTGGTGCTAACTTTATTGTCTGCGGACCTGAAGTTGCAAACATCCTTGAGTTCACCGCTGGTTTCCGTGCAAGCGTTACCGCTGATGACGACAAGGGCAGCGTTGGTGCTGTCAAGGTCGGATCCCTTTCCAAGAAGTTTGATGTCATTGTTGACCCATACTTCCTGCGGAATGTGGTTCTGGTTGGGCGTCGTGGTTCCTCTTTCCTTGAAAGTGGATATGTGTATGCACCTTATGTGCCGCTGCAGACCACACCCACCATCTTTGGTCCCGAAGACTTCGTGCCCCGCAAGGGCGTGATGACTCGGTACGCCAAGAAGATGGTTCGTCCCGATAAGTACGGTCTCGTGATCGTCGAGGGACTCCTGGGTCAGTCCGGCGCCTGATTAACTAATCAGTAGCCAAGTATAAAACCCCCACCTTTTGGTGGGGGTTTTTGTTTATGGGGACACTATTTAAGATTAGGCTACCCCCCTCACATTTCTTAAGGAGAATTTTATAAAATGGCCATCAATCAAAATATTGCCCGCTTACGGCACTTACTCAAAAACTTTACGGTAAGCAATTTAACCGCCACTAACTTAACGGCGACCACGACTGCGTTGAACACCGTCACCCTCTCTGGACCGAATACGAATGGTCTTGAGGGTGTTAAACTCTCGGCCACCACCAGTTGCATTGGTACCACCGGCGACTATGAGGTTGCCATAGAGCAACCGGCTAACACAACTTTGTTAGAGGTGGGAATTTTCTTCTCGGAGGCATGCGATGCATCCGGCAATTACGTTTTAGATGTCGGAACTGCTGCAGGCGGTCAGCAGATAGTTGCGAATACTACTATCGTTTCTTCGAACACGGTGACCGTTAATACTGGTGTATCGACAGGAGGTATGAAAAATGAGGCCGATGCGGCCCTTGCTTTCGTAGCTAATTATGCCCATCATGTAACTAGTGCTACAGACATTCATTTCAGTCTCGCTACTGGTGGAACCAATACCACTGGTTATTACAAAGCATATATCAAGTATATCTATATGTAAGCCTGGAGTAAGAAGAGTATTTTATACTTGAGCCCCCTCCGACGAGGGGGCTTTATTTTTTTGACATCAGGAGCCAAAATGTCGATCTGCTAAATTTTTTCCCCGGTAAATTTTTGAGATTTTCGTTTTTATGGTTTAAAAAACTAATTAGGAAAGGAGGAGCTTTAAATCTATGCCAACCAACTTAAGCCCAAAATCTCAAACTAGTGCTATTGTACTAACATCTACTGGAAGCGCAGCTTTGGTGGCCGCTGGATGTCCGTTCGGAATTTATACCGGTTCTGCTGACTTTCTTAGTGGAGCCTCAATGCAAGTGGCTTATACCTATAAGAAGCTCGGTGGGGATGTCGTTGATATCGAGCTTACTCCCGCTAATGTCTATGCAGCGTATGAAGAGGCGGTTTTAGAGTATTCTTATATTATTAACATGCACCAAGGCAAGAACGTCTTGTCCGATGTGCTCGGAGATGCCACAGGAACCTTTGATCACAAAGGAGATGCCAAAAGTGGCCCGTCCGGTGTTAATTTGAAGTATCCGCGCTTTCAAATGTCGGTTGCAAAGAAAACTGGAGACGGGTTGGCGGCAGTTGCGGGGTTTGGAGGCACTATTGCAGAGTATTCCGCATCTTTCTCGCCGGTGTTGGATCAACAAGACTACGATATTCAAAAAATCATCGTCGATGCATCGAATTCGGGTGTAGACGATAAAGGCGCCACGGTCCCCTATGCCGGGAAGGTTAATGATAAGCGGGTTTATATCACCCAAGTTTTTTACAAGTCCCCACGTGCCATGTGGCGCTTCTATGGCTACTATGGAGGGGTAGGTGTCGTCGGCAACTACTCGACTTATGGGCAGTTTGCCGATGACTCTACTTTTGAGATTATTCCTACATGGCAGAACAAGATGCAGGCGATCATGTACGAAGATTCGGTTTATACCCGAACCTCCCATTATTCGTATGAACTGATTGATGGAAAATTAAGACTTTTCCCCATTCCTAGCTCCTGGGGCCTCAGCGATTTAGATCGGGTGTGGGTAAAATTTTATGTGCAGGGGAACGCATGGGAAGAGAATACTAACTATACCGGAAGCATTGAAGGCATTAATAATATGAACACCCTTCCCTTTAACAATGTTCCTTATGCAAATATTAACGCCATCGGAAAACAATGGATTCGTAAGTACTGTTTGGCTCTGTCTAAGGAGATGTTGGCTCAAATTCGAGGAAAGTTTACAACGATGCCTATCCCAGGCGACAGCGTTACCCTCAACCACGCAGAATTAGCCACCCAAGCGAAAGAGGAACAAACAACCCTCAAAGATAAACTTGTAGAGATGTTGAAAGAAGTCGAATATGTCGCTTTAGCCAAGCAAGATCAAGAAAAGGCCACGTCAGCAGCCGAAACCATGAAATTTTCGCCGCTGCCCATTTTTGTAGGATAACCAATGAATGTCAGATGAATGGAAAAGACCTGAAGCGCCACCACCTCCACTTTTCTTAGGCAAGAAAGAGCGAGACCTTGTAAAGCAAGTTAATGACGAATTAATTGAAAAAGTCATTGGCCAACAGATTTTATATTACCCCATTGATCTTGAAAGAACTCAATTTCATGAGTTATATGGCGAAGCTGTCCAGAAGACGTATTTACCTCCCGTTCGTGTCTATGCTCTAGTTGAATTTACCGAGTATTCCACGGCTTATATGGATGGCTTTGGTCTTGATAAGAGTTGGGAGATTAATATTCACTTCCACCGGCGCCGGCTGACTGAAGATCAGAATTTAGAAGTGCGTGAAGGGGATTTTGTGCTTTATGGAGACTTTTATTATGAAATTCTCAAACTCTCTGAACCCACAAAGCTGTTTGGCCAAGTAGAACACAGCTTTGAAGTGAGTGCAACGTGTAAGAGAGCACGGAAGGGACTATTTGATGCTACCTGATAACTTTGATTTTGCGATGCTCCCTAGTGGTAGTGGAAATACTTTTTCGTTGAAAGAAATAGGCATGCTGGCCTCTACGTTGGAAAGTATTGATATGGCCTTGGTGTCTTGGGTCAAGGCTCTAGAACTAAGCACTATTGGAAATGAGGGATTTGTAAATGTTCCTGTGTTATGGCAGGCCCCCGAACGTGCTTACCAAATTAAAAACGAGAAATCGTTGCGAGATGATGCGGGGGCCCTCAAATTGCCCTTAATTAGTGTAGAGCGAACTGGCGCCGTCAAAGATCCAAACAGGAAAGGCGCCTTTCAAGCTCAAGTATATTCCACCGATAAAAACGGCCGAACCGGTCGTATGGTATTAGCCAAGAGAATCGTACAAGACAAGACACGTAATTTTGCGGTAGCCACAGGGGTTAGGACCAACACCTCCGGAGAACGTCAACGTTACTATCCGAGGGTCAATAAAAAAGTAGTTATTCAAACTCTTTCGGTACCTATTCCCATCTATCTGAATATCGACTATAAAATTAGCATTACGACCGAATACCAACAACAGATGAACTCCTTGCTGCAGCCTTTCATGGCCCGGACTGGTCAAATCAATTCTTTTGTAATGAAACGCAATGGTCACCTGTATGAGGCTTTCATGGATCAAAACTTCACGTCCAATAACAACATTGCGACTCTTGGGGAAGATACCCGAGTGTTTAAAAGCGAGATTAATATTAAGGTTTTAGGCTATTTAATGGGAGAAGGAACCAACGATGATCGCCCTATTGTGCGCGTTGATGAAAACACTGTCGAGGTAACCTTCCCCCAAGAACTGGTAGCCCCTCCAGGCGTACCCAATATATTCGGAGATATTTGGGAAGACTAGTTCCTGAAGTGCAACTTGATTTTTATTGGGAGTTCAGGAGCTTTTAGGATTTAGCACGACTATTTAATATCAGATTAAACCCACTATGTGTTCTTGTTTTTAGAGGAGAGGAACTGCAATATGTCCGTTAAAAGTTTTAAATTTGTATCCCCCGGAGTTTTCATTCATGAAATTGATAATTCCTTTATCCCGAAGTCCGCGGAAGCGATTGGCCCGGTTGTAATTGGACGCGCTCGACGCGGCTTAGCAATGCAACCTACTAAGGTTCATTCATATTCTGAATTTGTTCAAGTGTTCGGCGAGACCGTTCCCGGGAATGGAGGTGGTGATGTTTACCGTGATGGCAACTATCAATCCCCCATGTATGGAACCTATGCAGCTAAGGCCTTCTTAAGAGCCAATGTTGCCCCCCTTACATATATCCGCCTGTTAGGCGAAGAAGATAGCAACGCTACGAGCGCCGGCTATGCTGGTTGGAAAACCGCTAAGAACCCGGGAGCCACTTTAAATGAAAACGGGGGCGCTTATGGCCTCTGGTGCTTCCATAGTAGCAGTACTATGAACCTCGGTACCGGTAGTTTGGCTGCCGTCTTTTATGTGGACCAGAGTAGCTCTGTTACTCTTAGTGGCGCTTTGGCGGTTGGTTCAACAGCTAATGCTGGTTCCTCTAGTTATGGCCATGGCATTGGCAAGGTGATTTCCACCGATAGCAACAACATGTTTACGATTCGGATTACATCTTCTAATACGGGAATGGACATCAGTAAACGCCT